ATCCGACGGGCATATTTATGGCGGCGCGGGGGGTCGTCTAAGAACCACCAGTTGGCCATGGCCGGCACGTCCATGGGCATTTCTACTTCATCTTCTGACATCTCTGGTGGTGTCTGGTTGAAATGTTCCAGCACTTCGTCTTCAACGTCGTCAGGATTAACACGTCTGTATTTCGCCATATGGGCGATCTGGAAGTCCGGGATTGGCGGCAACGCTACGGCTAATTGATTATCTACGCCTTGCGCCTCAGCTTCTACAGCGACCTCCGATTCCATCTCTTCAGCGGATCGTTTCAGTACAGGGGTACCGCCGAACGAATCCGGTGTCGGCATTTCGCCTACCTCGATGGCGCGCTGTTCTTCTTGTGAATACAAAGGGACTTCGGGTTGAAAATGGTCAGGACAAAATGGGGCTATAAACCCTGTCATAGTCTTCTTGGTGAGACAATATATACAGAAAGCGCAACCGCATGCGAACTTTCTATCGGCGGTTTCGTCATCACAATCGATGCAGGGTTCCATTAATGATTACTTAGTGGGTGTATACAACTTGCCCACGGTTAATTTCGCCTCCTCAGAGGAATGAATGTCTAGAGGTCGACTAAACTGTATGTATGCGCGGCAAGTTGTCTGATTCATCTCGTGGTTATCCGTAGGGTACATCTTCACGATCTTGAAGTACAGGGGGCCATTCATAAGATAACAACGGGCCCCAGTCCGGATAATCGCCAAACGACGATGAATCTTCTCCAGCAAGTAAGTTGGGATATATTTCGGGGAACGTTGCTGGAAAAATTGTTTGGGTGGGAAACCCAGGAGGAACATCGTCTCCGCTATAACCGTTGACATCCACTGCTCGGGGAGGGAAGCTGGGATGACTGGGTAGTCGGAGAGGAGGGGCTGCACGCGTTTCCGTTTCTTCAACGGTTCTTCTTGGACGGTTGTGATCATTGGTTGAACTTCCGGCTCCGTTGTCTGCGTCAGGATCTCGTAGTCTGACGTTAGCTCGGGGAGCGTGGTAGGTTGAGAGCTCATCCGGATTCAACAACTGCAAAAAATGATCAATGTGACCATGGTCAAAGCACAACCTGTGTGGGAAACGACGTGTCAGTTGATCCAGATCCTCCTGATGAGATAAGTGCGAGAAAGTCTCCGAAATATCGCGAGGGGAAGTCACGATAAGTATCTTCGGAACAAATGGGACAAATGCACCTTTCGTTTGTACCATCAAGGGATATCTGTCCACCAGTCGTAGCATATATTCGAAGGACAGATCCTGCGTGGGTCGATAGTCGTCTATAATCACGACATTCTCCATCATGTAACCGTCGAACCATTTGTCCAGCGACGGTTTCCAATAAGCCTCCGGAAAGTTCTCGGCTGCCCACTTTGACTTTCCAGCGCCCGTTTTCCCGTACAACCAAAAGCCAATCGTCATAAAGTTCCTCTTCGAGTGGACGGAGCACATCAGCCTAGTCAAGCCTGAGCCGTATTGAACATAGACATGAGGATAGGCTGTAATAACCTCGGATATGGCAGCTCCGTCCATAATAAGGTCAGAGGCAGCTTTGAGACTTGATTTCTCGCCATTCTTTAATGGTCTATCGCCAATCTCGAAAAAATCGCCTTCTTTGGAGCAGTAAATAATATTCTGCTGCGCATTGCCAGCGGCGATTTCAACATGGACACGATTCAAATCGGGGTCCAGTTGTACAAGTTTGCCCTTGAGGGCAATAATTGTTGTACGGGTGATGGTTTCACCATACATCTGAAGGTGAGGTGTGCCCTGCTCACCAACCTCTTTACCGCAAATGAAATATTTGAATATAGTTGCGGCCTGAGCGCGGAGGCGCTCAATAGTGCCCTCAACGTAGTTGTTGAGGGTAAAGCAGTAGCAGCGGGCGCGCTGAGCTCGCGACATTGAAATAATGAAATGTGTGGCTGTCGCGAAAAACAGATGTTTCCTTAGGAAACATGTGGCAAAATGTGTGGTCACAATTTATCGGTAGTGTACGGTAGTGCACTAGTATGACCACGTTGGGTGGTCAAGGGTACCTTGGGTAATACTGGACCAAGGTACCCTATCACCGGGAGGATCCCCGGACCCTAGAACTCAGTGGGTGACGTGGCCGGGCAACCAGCGTGCCCTAGAACTCAGTGGGTGTGTGTTGCCGGGTATTTGATGTGCCCTAGAACTCAGTGTGTTGACGTGGCCGGGCAGAGAGTGAGCCCTAGAACTCAGTGGGCTTAAGTGGCCGGGCAATCAGTGCCGGGCCCTTCGGGCCCGAATTTTGTTCGCTAAGAGGTTGGGGTGAGACGGTCTTGGGGTCGCTCACGCGACCCCGCTTCTTTTTTTAGAGTTGTATTGGTTTAGATATTGTCTCCCACCACCCCCAACCTTAACCCTAACGTATTCGGTAGTGCTACTAGTTGAACTTCAACTTCAAGTACGTTAGCGAAGTAAGTACGTACAAAAACATATGTTTTGCCATATGGTAAAAAAAAAAAAAAAAAAAAAAATGAAAATCATTATTTCTCATTTTCTGAGCGATGAATCCGACTTATGACTATGTGAACCTACTCAATGTTGTCAAGAAGGTATTGGTCTTCGACCATGATCCTTTACGCCCTAGGGATACCGTATTCTGGCAAGAAACATGGTGGCGTTGGGATGATGAATCGTATCTTGAGCGTGAATGGCAGTACATGGCGAATGGTTATGTGGCTAAAGTGGTCTCTGATGATGAGCTCAATCGATTCTATGATGTAATTGGGTTGAATTACTCAGCTGGAGACTATGCTCAATGGCAAATGGACCATTTAAACCTTCATAGAGACCGAATTATGAAGATTTGGAAGCGTAAGGACTACTGGAAGCCTTTGCTTCTGTGGGCTGATTTGCAGCCTGATAAGCCCCTTAAGGGGGGTAAACTGACTGCTCTAGCTAGAGTAGTTCGTTGTAGTGATCTATCCCGATTCCTAAGAGAGTTTTAAGTTAAGACTACGTCTTTTATGTGGTTATTGCGTTCCATGTAGGATCGGGGATGGTGTGTGAGTTAGCTACTAGTGTTGGATTCAGTTGTGTAACGGTAAGTTCAAAAGCAGAAGCAAGCCAAGCAACTTGAAACAAGGTATAACTAAAAGTTATAAAGGTTGGGATTGAGTAGTTGCCTCCCAACTTCACGATAACACTCGTGCCTTGTTTAATAGGACTTACGCCGTAGGCAGTGGTTTGATTCAACAAGTTGCCATTACTGGTGTACTTGGCTTGCTGTTGGCCGTTAGCAACGGTACAGTTGGACAAAGTTGTGGCTGGAATAAGCTGACTTGCAGAGTGTGCATCGGTTCCATTCCAAGTCAGGTGGGACCATGAGAGGATGATCTCGTAATATCCTTGCACTACCGTCTGTGGAAACAAAACTTGAACATCAATGCGGTTTCCACCTACGAAGTTAGTAACGATCTGGGTGCCAATTGTGTTGTTCGGGGATACATAGAGGGGTGAGCCGACAGGTTTGGTGAGTTGGAAACCACCAAAGGATTTATAATAATCACAGAGAATCCCTTTACCTGCGGCAGTAAACAACTTTGGTTTACGTAAGACAATATTGTATGATACCCAAAGTTGTCCCTGCAACTGATCATTAGTAGGCATACCTTCAGTTGCTAGTTGGAATTTGCCCATATCGTAGGTTTTAATATCTTGACCTTCTGGTACACTACCGACACGAACGAATAGAGAATCCATGACATTTTTGCGTCCATCGCATTCTACACCATGGATAATAGGGCCGTCGGTAGGTCTAGCGGATATAGTACCGACGTTGTTAAGCATGTCGTTCGTGTTGTTAAATTGTTCTTGACCTGCATTGTAATTTGTAGACATAATAACAGATCCGACAGCACCAGATGCAGTAGCTTCGGATAGTAATGAGACATAAGTAAACATAAGTTGCACAAAGCTGTATTCCTCGTAATTAACAGCAATTTGTGACAACCATGGAAAAGTTGACACAAGCCCAGGGTTCAATGAAAACGAGGAGTTCTCATAGGCAATTGAACCGGTGACATTTCCTAAGAATTCGCGGTGAGAAATGTTTACAGACCCGATTTCATCTCCTCCTTGCATTCTTGGTACTGCAACGTTTGATCCGGAGATGAGACTGTTTGCTGCTCCTGATTCTTCAACATCGTAATCACCGAGTCCTGCTGCTTGGTAGCCGCCCATGCCGAGATAGCTTGCACCAAGACCTCCTGCGAGGCCGCCAACTTTTCGACCAAATTTGCGATTAACTCCAAGCGCTCCAGCAGCTCGTCCTCCAAGGGATGCTCCGATTCTGCCTCCGAGTCCGTAGCTTCCTCTTCCATATGCCGCTTGTTGTGCCATGTAATCTGCGAGAGTGACTGGGACCCTGGGCTGGCCTGCAACTGCGGGTTCCCTGGTGTACAATGGAGTGTTGCCTGTGACGTAAGGCATGAGCGTGGCGTTAATCTGACGTGCTTTCTCGACCCTATGTTTGTTTAGCGTCTGTATCGGTATTTATTACTGCGCGACAAAAATAACCTGAGGGCCCGGGACAAGCCCCTAACCATCGGCCCCAGGCCGAACGACTTGCTACGCCCTCCATAAGATCTTCTGCGATACGACCTGCGCCTGCCATAACGTCTCTTGTAATAGGGCATCCGACGGGCATATTTATGGCGGCGCGGGGGGTCGTCTAAGAACCACCAGTTGGCCATGGCCGGCACGTCCATGGGCATTTCTACTTCATCTTCTGACATCTCTGGTGGTGTCTGGTTGAA